TGCCGTCGGGAAAGAAGAGGGTGAGGGTGAATATGAAAGTCTCGCTTGCAAGGTGCATTACGCTCACATACTCTGTGCTGGCGTAAGAGGTGACGCGCTGCCCCGTGGCGAGCGAGAGGGCGCGGCCCTGGCACCACGAGGCCGCGCCGCCGCTTGCCCATGCGCGGCAGGGGACGAGGGTGCAGCTTGCGGCCTCCGTGCCGTCGAGCCACAGGGCGAGCGTGGCGGTGTCGGCCTCCATGCTGTCTGAAAGGAGCGCGGCGAGGTCGGAGAGCGTGGCCGTGCCGCCGGTGTCGCCCGTGAGCGTGGCTGTGAGAAGGTATTTTGTCTCGCTGTCGGTTTTGAGGACGAGCTGCACGGCGCAGGTCACGCCCTTTGCGAGCGCGAGGGTGACGGTGTCGAGCTGCTGCGGGAAAGCGACGGAGGGAAAAGAGGTGATGAGGGAGGGCATGGTTTTCTTCTTTTTTTTCTCGATTGATTCGATTTATTCGAGTTTTTCGAGAGAAGCGATTTTCTCGATTGAAGATTTTTTCCCGATTTAATCGTTTGAGACGCTTACTTTGCGGCTGTCGGTGTGTTCGTCGAGCGTGGTGAGCTGTATCATCGGCACGGTCGGTTCGATGCTGTCCCAGCCGTTGAAGGCGCACACGATGCGCAGGGGCTGCAAGAGGATGTCGTGGAAGGCTATTTCGAGAGCCTGTTTCATGGTGAAAAGCTCGCGCTTGTCCGAGCCGCTGTTGTTGCTCTGGCTCTTTCCCGGCACTGCGCCCACGAGGTTGGGGTGCACGTTGTCGGCATAACATATTGTGTTAGCCGCCGCCTGCACGTCCTCTGTCCAGTCGCCGCCCTCCTTGCCGGTGTCGATGCGTGTTATTTTCACGTCGTGCACCTCCCGTCCGTCGGGGTTCATGTAGTAGGAGCTTATCCAGACCTTGTCGGAGTTTTCGAGGCCGGCCACGAAGTCGCGAATGTTCTCCTTTTCCTTCCTTATGCGCGCCTGTATTTCCTCGCGCCCTGTGATAAACTCCTCGCGCACAATCTTTTGCCAGTAGTTCTGCTCCACCTCCACAAGATATTTCACGCTCGTATGGTTGCGCAGCTTCGCTCTCTTCCCCACAGAAATAAGGCGTTTCTCGTCGTAGGAGCCGCCGCGCAAGACCGCGCTCCAATAGGGGACGGGGTAATATTGACAGCCGGCTGTGGGGAAGCGCATGAGGATGGCGAACTTGCGGCCGCGCTTCGCGTCGTGGATGAGCCCGTCGGCGAGCGGCTCGCGTCCCATTTTCTGCATGAGGTCGCCGAGCGGGTCGAGCTCGTCGAGCACGGGGATTTTCTCCACCCCGTCGGGCGTGGCCTGTCCGTGCCGCCAGTTGGCGAAATATACAAAGGGGATGTGGCCGCGCTTGTCTGCCTTTGCCATGCGGCAGTAGCAGGCCTCCTTGTGGCGCAGGCGGTTTATGCGCTTTCCGTCGCGCGAGAGGATGACCACGGCCACGGCGAAAAAGAAATATTTCATGTCGGTGGCCTGCTCGAGAAAATAGGCCGGCAGGCTCTGGTGCTTGGCCCACTCCCGCGCCTCTTTCAGCTGGCGCGCGGTTTTGGGCAAAATTCCCGCAGTGTCTGGCGCGTCCCCAAGCATGGGGGTGAAGCGCAGCCCCGCGCCGTAGCAGGTGAGCACGTTGAAGAGCTTGTTTTGCGCCGTCACCTCGTCTGCCCCCACGAGGCGTATGAGTTCGTAGGGCAGCTGGTCGTCCGCGCCCCACGGGGCGTAGAGCTCGCCTGGCATTCCCGGCACTGGCCGCGCCCTGAGTGTGGCCTCGTCGTCAAAGATGCCGGTCGTGTCGGCCACCTCGCCCATCGCGTCGGAGAGGCCGGCGGGCGTGACGAAAAAGATGTTGTCGTTGTCTTGGGGTTTCATGGGTCTTTTCTTTTCTTTTTTCTCTTCTCCCTATTTATTCGATTTTTTCGATTTATTCGTGAGAAGCGGCCTTCCGGTTGAAGCGGCTTTTGCCGCCTTTTACTTTTAAATAAACACGGCCATACCGTCGATTTCAAAGAGGCTGACGGCCTTGAACGCGCGTATCTGGCCGCTCTGCGGGAAACGCACGCGGCAGAGTCCGCCCCTGCGCCACGCGCCCGAGAGGGTCACGCCACGGTATGCGAGAATGTCGCCCGTGGAGAGTTTCCACAGCCTGAGGTCGTGAGGGCGGCGGTCTGAAAGCAGGCGCAAAGCGTCGTTGAGGTGGATGGCGGCGGGGGTTTTCATTCGGTTTTTCCCTGTTTTTTCGATTGAAGCGATTTTCTCGATTTATTCGATTTTCTCGATTTATTCGATTGAAGCGGTTCTTTCGATTGATTCGATTTATTCGATTTTTTCGAGAGAAGCGATTTCCGCGATTTATTCGATTGAAGAATATTCCTCCCTCGCGTCGAAGCAGGGGCAGGCTTTTTTGCAGAAGTCGCGGTGTCCGTACACTTTGAGGGCGGGATATTGCGCCTTGAGCCTTTTCAGGAGGGCGAGCAGGGCGGCCTTTTGCGCGTCGGTGCGCGTGTCGGCGGGCTGTCCGTTGGCTTTGAGGCCGCCTATGTAGCAAATTCCGACGCTCTGTTTGTTGTGGCCTTTGCAGTGCGCCCCGACGCGCTCCTTGTCGCGCCCTCTCTCGATGGTGCCGTCAAGGCGCACCACGTAGTGGTATCCGCAGCCGTCCCAGCCCATCTGGCGGTGCCAGCGGTCTATGTCTTTTACGGTAAAGTCTTTTCCCTCCTTGGTGGCGGCGCAATGGATTATGGCCTCGGTAATTTTTCGTGTCATGGCTGGTTTTTCTTTTTTTTCTTTCGATTAAATAGATTTTCTCGATTTATTCGAGAGAATGGTTTTCTTTCGATTGATTCGATTTTCCCGATTTATTCGATTGAATGGGTGTCGCGGCCTCCGCCGCGTCAGAGAGCGCGCCGCCCACGTCGGGCAGCTTGCGGCGGGCGAGGGCTATGAGGAAGCGGGCGAGCGTGGCACGGAGGTCCTGGGGGTCGAAGTCGATGCCGCGCAGGTAGAGAAAATGTCCCGCTATGCTTATCAGCTCGCAAAGGCAGCACACCGCCGTGGCCACGAGCGAAGCCCACCAGTGCGCCACGCCGAGCAGCGGCAAGAAGGCGTGGCCTATGAAGACGCCGAGCGTCACGGTGAGGAAATAGTCGCCCGCCTTGGTGAGCGTGCGCCGCCACGCGCGGCTTTTGCGCCACTGCCAGTGGAGCATGGCCGCCTTGTCGCCGGCCTCTTGCGCCTCGGCGTAGCGTTTGCGGCTCTCGCCACGGCCAAAGCGATAGTCGGCGATGACGCACACCAGCACGGCCAGCAAGAGCCACTCCGCCCCCTTATATATATTATAGACGGGGAGCAGACACACGGCGAAGAGCCATTTTGCCAGTGAGGAGGCGGCGGATGTCTCTGTTTGCGGAAGGAGCATTTTTTTTTTTTATTCTTTCGATTTATTCGATTCTTTCGATTTATTCGATTGAAGCGGCTTTTCAGCCCGCGTTGTTCGCTGTCATGTTGAGCGCGGGGGAGGGGGCTGTCCATGTGGCGGTGAGGGTGTATGCCGACTGCGAGCCGGCCTTTTCCGGCCTTTTCAGGCTGACGGCCACAATGGGGAAGGGACGCGCCGACGTGCCGAGAAGCATCTGTGAGCCGTCGGTAAGATAGAGCGCGAGCGCGATGGGCGCGGCGGGTACGGCGAACTCCTGGCAGAGCGTGGCGGTGAGCTTCGATGTGAAGACGCGCTGCCCGTCTTTCATATCCTCGCTCACTTCGAGCGACGAGAGGCCGGCGGTCGGTATTTCCTTGAAGGTGATGTCGCCGGATACCACCACCTGCGACGTGGGCGGGAACACGAGCGCGGAGGTGAGCAGGCTCGCGGAGCAAAAGGCGATGCGATTGATGTACATTTTTTTTCTTTCGGCTTCTTCTTTCGATTTATTCGATTTTCTCGATTTATTCGAGAGAAGCGTTTTTTTCGATTGATTCGATTGATTCGATTTATTCGATTGAATGGGTGGCGGCGGCCTTTTCTTTCACAAAAATGGGTTTCACCTCCACGGCCTCGGCGGGCCGCGCGGCCTCCTGTATGTATGAGGCGAGCATTTTGCGCACTTTTCGTTCGAGGTCGGGAATGCGGCGGAAGCCTGCGGCCTCGGGGTCGGCTGTTATCTCAAACTGCTGCGGCACGATTTGTGAGTAGTCGGGGGTGTTGCCCTCGGGCATGTCGAGGCGGGTGTATTTGCCAAAGGTGGCCAGAGCCTGGGCAAAGGCGCGTGGGTCGTCCTTTTTCCGTGCCATCTCGAAAGCCTCCTCCGCCCTTTGCAGGAACACGTAGCGGTAATAGTCCGCCGTGCATTGGTTGAGGTTTCCGAGGCATATCTTGATGAGCCGGAGGTCTTCGTAAGCCTGCGAGTGCGAAATGCCGTAGCGTTTTTTCATTTCGGCCACCACGGCGTTGTCGAGCAGGCGCGGGTTGAGCAGCCACCAGTTGTAGATGGCGCGCATTCTCACCAGCCTGTCCTGTATGGGCTTCGGGATGTGCGCCTTTTCCATTTCCTCTTCCGATGCGAAGAGGAAACGCTGCGTGCGCTGTATGACCTCGGGGTTCATTCCTGGGCTTCTTTTTCTTTCGATTTAGTCGATTCTTTCGATTGATTCGGGGAAAGCGATTCTTTCGATTTGTTCGATTGAGCGGCTGCGGGCTGGTAGCTGTCGTAGAGTGTGAGGTTGCGGTGATATTCCGTGTCGAGTTCGGAGAGTATCTTGCAAAGCTCGTAGCGGTCGCACGGCTCGAGGTGTTCCATCTGGCGGAGCGTCTCG